CACCAGAAGCCTTTGATGCTACGCTAGCAGACTATAAAGATAATGAGCAGAACGTACAGCTTTACTACAATCATCAAACAATGGACCTACCGCTTGGCATTATATCTTTCAAAAATATAGCGCAAAGAGGCAAAAACTGGAACGTAAAAGGTGAGCTTAATTTAAACACGCAAAAAGGAAAAGAAGTTTATGAGCTTATGAAGCAAGGAGCGTTAACTGATTTATCTATTGGATACATTGTTACTGATGCCGATTTTCAAGGAAAATTACGAATTATAAAAAGCTTACAATTAAACGAAGTTTCAGTTGTTGGCAAAGGAATGAACAAAAAAGCCAAGATAACTTCAGTTAAAAGTGATGAACAAAACACAAATAAATTTGATGTTTCAGATGTTGAGAACATCAAAACTAAAGCAGAATTCAATGAAACCCTGAGAAATTCAGGCTCATTTAGCAATGCGGCTTGCGAATTTTTAGCAAGTTGCTTTGTTCCAAAGCAGAGTAAGTCTGTAGCTGATAAAGGTAACCGTGATGAAATAAAATCATCATTGTTGGAAATTAAAAATATATTAAAGAATTTATGAGGTAATTAAAATGGCTGATTTTAATCAAGATGAAATGAATTCTTTGGTCAAAGAGCTTCGGGAAACAATCGAAAGCAAGAATGCCGATAGCGCGGAATCCAAAGAAAAGATAGAGAAAATAAATGCAAGATTTGATGCTCAAGAAGACGCTAACCAAAAATTAGTGCTTTCTATAGCAGAAGCAAAGAAGAAAGAGCTTGAAATTGAAAGCAAATATAAGGATTTAGAGCGTCAGTTATACATGACTAATAACACTATGTCTAAAGAGCAAAAGTCAGCAGGGATGAAGGCTTTTGAAACTTTTATGCATAAAGGTAAGAACTCAATTACTGATGATGAAAGAAAATATTTGCGCACTGATAGCAATGTTGATGGTGGGTTTTTAGCTCCTCCAGAATATGTGAATGAAATTATAAAGCCTATCACTGAAATGTCCCCAATTCGCGCCATGGCTAGAGTTAGAACTACGGCAAGTCCGAGAATGTTAATGCCTGTGCGTACAAATTTGGTGGATGTGAAATATGAGGGTGAGGGTGCTACTACTGCTCCTAATAACTCAAAATACGGACAAGAAAGTCTTAAATTATATAGATGCAGTGCCGTAACTATTGTTACTGTTGAGGAATTGTCACAAGCTGCATTTAATATTTCACAAGAAATTAATGCCGATATTTCAGAAGCTTATGCCAAGAAAGAAGGGCTTAAATTTTTGAAAGGTACTGGAGTTGGTGAGCCAGAAGGAATAATGGTTAATACTAAGGTTGCTTCATTTCCAAGTGGAGTTGCCGCGGATGTCCCGTTATCTGCCGTTATTCAAATGACCGGTGAAGTAAAAACTGGTTATAATCCGATGTATGGTTTTAATCGGCGCACCTTGGCAATATTACGAAGCGAAGTTGCTACTGCTGGAAATTTCTTGTGGGTGGTTGGTAATATTGCTGCTGGAATACCTAATCAGCTAAACGGTTATACGTATGCGGAACTTCCTGATTTAGATGATGTCGCAGCAAATAAATATCCAATAATTTTTGGTGATTTTATGCGCGGTTATTTAATCGGCGACCATACTATGATGATTGTTTTGCGTGATGATAATACGCTGGCGGCAGAAGGCAAGGTAAGATTTATATTCCACAGATTTAATACTGGCGGAGTTATTTTACCAGAGGCATTTGTTAAAATGAAAGTTGCTATAACGTTATAAAATAATTTGTATAATTAGGAGAAATAAAAATGTCTAGTATAGATTTATCAACGCTCATTAAGACAGAGCCGGCTTTAAATTTGCAGGAAATAGTATCTGATACTACAACTGCAGGTAATATTATAGATACCGCAGGATTTGAAAGTTTAGATTTTGTTTTATTGGCAGGAACTATAACAACTGGAGTATTTACTCCCGTTATAGAGGATGGGGACGACTCTGGATTGTCAGATGCGGCGGTTGTTACTGATGACTTTTTGATTGGTACGGAAGCTGCTGCAGTAATTAGTGGCTCTGCAGACTCAGATAGTACGCGTAGAATTGGATATGTCGGTAAAAAGCGATATGTCAGATTAAGCGAGGTTACTACTGGAACAGCTAGTGGATTTGTTGCTGCTGTTGCTATTAAGAGCGCACCGAGGACTGCTCCTACTGCTGTTGATGCGTAATTGTTAGATAACAAAGGCGGTAGACGTACTTTACCGCCTTTAAATTAAATGGTTGGTTGATTTATTATGAAGCAAATTAAAGCTATAAAAAATTATAAATGGAAGCTTAATATGCCGGAATTTATGGAAGGCAAGTCATATGACTTGATTGATGATATGGCTGATGAGATGGTTGAGCATGGATATGCTGAATTTTGCGAACAGAAAAACGAAAATAAAATGATAGATTTGCAAAGCAATACTTCTGTTCGAATAAAAAGAAAATACAATAAAAAGAAAAAATAACGATGTGTTATGATGCAAAAGCTTATACTTATAAAGTTTTAACCGCGCCAACAGAACTTGCGGTTACTTTGCTTGAAGTTAAAACACAGTTAAGATTAGATATTGCATCAACCGCACAAGACGCGTATTTAACATCGTTAATAAAAGCGGCAACATTAATCGGCGAAAAATATACCAAACGAACATTCATTAATACAAAATTTATGACATATCGTGACTTTTTTAATGGTTGCATAGAATTAAAAAGGTCAAGATTTCAAACATTAGAGGCTTTTCAATATTCAGTTAATGCCTCATTTATTAATGTTGACTCAAGTCTGTATTATGTAACTGATGAAACGGATTTTAGTAAAATTATTTTAAAAGAAGAAAGTCAATATCCTACTGATATTGATAGCAAATTACAATCAATCACTATAGAGTTTACGGCAGGATATGGGGCGGACAATACTTTTGTTCCGGCCGATGTAAAGGAAGCTCTTTTAAGCCATATAGCAGCAATATATGAAGATAGGGGCGATTGCAATTTACTATCAAGCGCAGAAAGCGCATTGCCACAAACAACTAAAGATTTTTATTACTTAATTAGAATATGGGATATTTAACATGGCTACTTGTAATAAAATCACAAGAAAGAGTACAAGAGTATGTGTTGGATCATTAAATAGACAGGTTGTAATCCACACACGGTCAATAGTTCCGCCGTCAGGAGATAGCACAGAATATACGGAGCAACTTAGTGCGCCACAAACCGTTTGGGCGATGGTTGAGTCACAATCAGGGGATAAGGTTTTTGACGGTAGTAATATTATTAGGGTAAATTCAACGAATATTTATATAAGGTATATTGCAGACGTGACTTTTGAAAAGTGGCTTGAATTAATAAATCTAAATGGAAAAATTAATGAATATTTTGATATTTTAACGGTTACAAACCTTGATGAAGGAGACAGATTTCATAAGTTAGAATGTACGAGACGTGGCGCAACAAACAAACCAATAAACTTAAACTAATATGTTTGATATAAAGGCAGATTTTAAAAATAAGGAAGTATTAATAAAGACAAAAAATATGGCTGATTTAACGCGAGATGGTGTTAGGAAGGGATTTTATGAGCTTGGAAAACTGCTTAAAAAAGAAAGTGTTGCGCTGATTAATAAAAAGCCTAAAAGCGGAAGATTGTATTTTATTGTCAAAAACGGCATAAGAACAGTACACCAAGCGAGCGCGCCAGGAGAAGCCCCTGCGGTTATAACTGGAAGACTTAGGGCTTCTGTAGATTTTGAAGTATCAGGAAGCAATACTATGATTTTTGGTGCTAAAAATTCCGTTACTATGCGGGCAAGTACTGATGTTGTAAGTACTGGCGGTTCTGTGCAGCATGTTATTGATTATCCAAAATATTTAGAAGATGGAACAATGAAGATGGCTGCAAGACCATTTTTAAAGCCAGCGATAGAAAATAATTATAGAAATGCAGAGGTAATTTTTGAAAAACACATTGAAGAGAGCATATCGAAATGAAGGCAGCAGATGTTGTAAAAGAATTAAGGTTTAGATTGCCGTTTTACACTGATTTATTTACTGATAATATCGCAGTAGATGAAATAACAAGCAGCGTATTAACTGCAAATGTCAAAACAACAGCTCTGCATACTTTACAGACTAATGATTATGCTCATATATCAGGATGTTTAATGCCAAATTCAATTATTAACTTAACACAAATAGACGGCATTGCTTACGGTGAGGTTTCAAGCACTCATGATTTAACGCTGGGATATCATACTACTGTGCAGATAATTGGAGCAAATGAAAGCCAATATAATGGAATTCATAATCTATTAAGTGTTCCAAACAGGAAAACATTCACTTTTGAAATTGCTAGCGACGCGCCAGCGACAGCAACAGGAACTATTTTGCTACTTGAGGATTTAAAGCGATTTACCTATAACAGATGGCACAAAATAACAAAAGTTGATGACAATAATTTCACTTTTGAGCTGGAAAAAACAATAGGTTCGCCAGCGTATGGCGACATCAAAATGAAAATAAAGCCAAGAATAACGGGGGCTTTGGATTTGGAAAGGGCGCGACAATCTTACACAAAGCAACCGCCAGGTAAGTTATGGGCTTATGTTGTTGTAGAAAATATTGCGGCTAATAAGGATAGGAGCGAGGCAACAGATGCGATATTTACTAGCACGACAATGACAAGCTACAGGCAGTTAATAATACAGGCGTTTCACGTCTATATATTTATACCAGTTACCCATAAAACGTCAGCTGCATTTGCTAGAGATGATGCCGATGATATTTTAGTACCTTTAAATCGCAGTTTATTGCGAATAAAATTTAGCCAGCCAGCTTTTGAGGAAATTATATCGGGTGCGGTTTTTGCTGGTTCTAATTTTGGACTAGATGAAAACTCAACTTACATCCATGATTTTATTTATGAAACAACTTACAATTTAACTTATCAAGATACCGTTGACGATGATATAAGCGTGGCATTTAGAGATATTTATATGGATTTTGAAAGCTCATTATCAGATGACGGATTAGTTAAAATGCAGCAAATTATTAATCTGGATGATGATGTTGCGTAGTATAGTTTTTTAAAAATTTGTATGTTAGGCTTAAATTATGAGCAAAATAGAATTACTAATAAACAAGCCATTGCGCGGTTATAAGCAAGGCGCGGTTATATTGATAGACGTTTACGATAATAGCGATTTGCCAAAAGATATTTACTGGCAAGAGCGATTAAAAGATGCCGAAACTGATAATTGTGTGTCAGTAGTAAATAAAAAAAATATAAAATCTGAAGAAAAAGAACATCCCAAAAAATCATTAAAATTAAAGGAGACCACAAATGACGGTTAATACTCCGATTGTAAGATTTGAAAATCTTCCTGCAGCCGTGCAAACTACGTTAGAGCAGGAACGATTATTAATTATAGGACAAAAAACAAGCGCAGGAACTGCTATTGAAGGCGAACTATATACTGGATTAGAACAAGGATTAACATTTGAAACTTTAGCAGGTAAAAATTCTATTGGCGCGGCAATGATACGCGCCGCTCAAGAAATGATTGAAGTTTCAGAAATTAAGCCGCAAATTAATGCTATATTTTTTAATGACGCAACAAGTTCTGTTGCAGCTTCCGGTGCTGTTGTATTTGCAAATAATCCTACGGCAGCCACAGAAGATAAAACCATTTATGTTACTGTTGGCGATGCTGAAAAACATCGATATAAATTGGATATTACAACCGGCGATACCGCTACTGTGATTGGTGATGATTTGGTATCTGCAATAACCGCTGATGATACCTGTCCGGTAACAGCTATAAATACCGCGGGTAGTGTTGCTTTAACCGCCGTAAATAAAGGCGCGGAAGGTAATAAACTAACAATACAAATTGAAGGGTATGTTGCGGGAATTTCTTTATCAATAACACAATTTACAGGCGGCAGTTTAACGCCTACAATTACAAGCGTATTTACTACTATAGCAAATATCAGAATGCAGCGTATTGTAATGCCTGAAAGTTACGATATTGATGCTGTTGTTACTTTTCTTGAAACAAGATGGTTGCCAACGCCTACCGGTATAATTAAAGACGGTGCTTTGATTGTTGTATTAACAGATACCTTAGCTAATTTAAAATCATCTACTGTTGCGGCTAATAAAAAATCAGTAGCATTACTTCCAAACAAACCAGTTAATTTACTGCCTGTTGGAAATGCTGATTTATTAGTTGTTGGCTCTGCTCACGTACAGATGAATTATGTTATAGCTGCAAAAATAGCCGCCATCTCTTCATTGCGATTAACTCCATCCGCTGAAATTGCTGATTATACCGATGCGGTACTTTCTTCACGTGATAATTTTGGCGGAATACATATATCAACGCTGCCTTATCATAATACGCCATTACCAGGTGTCCCGTTGGCTGATAAACGAAACGTATGGAGCGAAGAAGAAACGCTTGAGTTATTAGATGCTGGTTATGGTATTTTTGGAAACAACACTGAAAATACTGCGGTTTTAATTGGTGATGTAGTTACACGGTATAAAACAAATACTTTTGGAAAAGATGATTTATCTTATAAATATTTAAACTATCTTGACCAGGCGTCAATAGTGCGCGAATATATGACCGTAAAATTAAAAGAAAGATTTAGTCAGTATCGCTTAACTACTGGTAAATTGATACCTGATACAAATATGGCTAATGAAGGATTAATAAAGGCTGAGTGTATAAAGCTCTATAGTGAATTAGCTGATGCTGCAATTATGGTGGCGGGTACTGATGCAAAACAATTATTTGTTAATAATTTGACTGTTACTATAAACGAAGCATTAGGCAGGGCAACAGTTAGAATGATTAATCCGGCTGTTACACAATTACGTGAAATAACTGGCTATATTGAATTAGTTTTTACTACATAATGAGGTGAAAAGATGGCTACATTATATGACCCAACGGTTGTTATAAATAATAGACAATATTATTTTAAACCAAATACATTTTCTTACATTGGAGGACTTGGCGAGACAAGCGTTGAGGCGTTGAGTGGCGGAGGTGGAACTGTTACTACAGCACATTCCGAGGATGTGTCAACTAAGGTTAGCCATGTAAAGGGGATGCTTGATTTAAATAGAACCAATATTGAAAATGTTGAGGCATTAAAAAATCTCATAGGATTATGCGTAATTACTGTTCATGAAAAAGATTTTCAAAAAGTGTTTGTCAATATGTCGATGACAAATGACCCAGAGAATTCTTTTAAAGTTAATCCAGAAATGCCGATTGAATTTAAAGGCGACCCTGTTTTATAAAACACAAAAGAGGTAATTTATGACAATAATTAATGATACTTATAAATCGGATTTTACTTTTGAATTATCAAATCCTATAAGCTATCAAGATGAAACTGGGCAAAAAGAAACTAAAACATTGGTTTTATATGCTCCATCAAACAAATTATCAAATCAAAAAGTAAAACTTAGGCAGAAAGTTATTACATCATTTTTGGCATTAAGTGGAAATTCAAGTAATCCAAGCAAATCAAATGAAAATGAAAAAGCAAGCCTTGAACCTGAGCAGATTTTATTTGCTTTAGCTGCTAATGATAAATTCATTGATATAAAAAATGAATTTTGTGATTTGCTAAAAAGCGGATGTTTAAGTCTTGAAGGAAAATGCAATACCGTAACTGATTATCATTTACAGCAAATAAATGATGAAGAACTGGAGGAGGTTATGGGCAAATATATCGTAAATTTTATAATACCATTATGGATGAAACGCCTGCTAGCGAAATAACTTACACAATATTAATTATATGCCGATATCTTAACGGCTTTTCCTATCAAGAACTTCAATCCATGCCTCTTCCCGCAGTATATGAAATAAACAACAATTTGTGTAGAATATTAGCTGAGGAAAATAAACATGGCTAATTTTAGCGTATCTTACAGTTTTAAAGCTATAGATGAGTTTTCAGCAGTTGCAAAAAAGATAGGCAATAATTTTGATGCTATAGCTAAAAAAGCAGAACAATCTGGTGCTAAAATTAGAGCATTTGGCGAAAAAATGACAAAGATTGGAAAGGGTCTGTCATTGAAAGTCACTGCTCCAATGGTTGCCGCTGGTATTTTAAGTTTAAGAACAGCAGATAAGTTTGAGCAATCTATGGAGCGTATGCGTATTGCTGCGCATTTAACCGATAAACAATTTGCGTCATTAGGAAATCAAGCTAAAACTTTAGGTGCTACAACTGATTTTACTGCATCACAGATAGCAACAGCGCAAGGAAAAATGGCTGAGGTTGGATTTAAATATAATCAAATAATGAAGGCTACACCAGCGGCAATAACCTTAGCGTCATCAGCAATGATGGATTTAGGTGATGCTTCTGAAATAACAGCTAGAATTATGAAGGGATATAATTTTACTGGCGAACAAATGAATTCAGTAAATGACCAATTGACTGTTGTTGCTACGCAAACTAACATGGACTTAGGAGCGTTAGCTAAAGGACTTGGTAAACTAAAATCATCGGCTGATGCTACAGGAATGAGTTTTACGGACACATTGTCTATATTATCAGCATTGGATAAACAAGGAATTGATGTTAGGCAGGGTATAGCCGGGATTAAATATGGTCTGCAAACGATAATATCTCCGTCAAAAGAAGCAAGTAACATATTTAAAGCTCTACATGTTTCACTAAAAGATACTCATGGAGAGTTTAGACATCTTGCTGACATATTGAAAGATTTTAAAAAGCATATTATGCCTAGTCACCTTGAAGATGCTGTTGGAAAGGCTTTTGGGGCAACGGCAGCGGCAAATATAATGTCGATTATGAGCGCGCTACCAGACGTAAAAAAATACAATAAAGCTCTTCAAGATCATGGTTTATCATCAAAATTAGCAGCTATAGATATGATGGATTTATCAGGAGCTGAAATAAGGTTAAAAAATAATACAAATTTATTAGCCATATCGTTTGGCGATAAATTAACTCCAATGGCTACCGGATTATTAAATAGTTTTGCAAAACTTGAAATGAAGTTTAATAACACATCAGGTGCGACAAAAACTCTAATTAGTGGATTTGCATTTTTAACAATGTCTATTGGACCGGTATTACTTATAGCAGGTAAGTTTCTTATTATTTTGGCTTTAATAAGCGATAAAGTTCCGATAGCTGCCGCGGCATTAAGGTTTTTAGGTGTTTCTTTTAGGTTTTTGTGGAGTTCAATATTCGCTCCTATTGCTATTATTACTACATTAATAACGGTATTTGATTTGGCTTATAAGCATATAACAAGATTTAGAAATGCAATTAATGAAACTACGCAAATGATTACTAAACTATTTAAGCATTTTGCAATGGCTAGCCCTTTAATGAGTGTTTTAAAGCTAATGATGGCGCATGTTTCAACGTTACATTCCGCTATGACAGCAACTGCTAAGGCTGTTCCTGCAACTGCTGGCGGAGGCGCTAAGGCTGGTAGTGCTACAGGAGCATCGTTATTAAAGCCATCATCAATGCAATCTGGAATAATGGGCGCATTAAAATCCAGTATCGATATTAATGTGCATGACCCATATGGGCATGTTAAAAGCGTATCGGGTAAAGGAGACCATGCTATGAAGCTTAATCTGGGAAGTGGAATGGCGTATTCGAGGGTTTAATATGGGATTTTTATTTGACAGATTATATCCTGCAAGCTTTGACGGTGCTGAATTTTTATTTGCTGCAGACTCAAGGTCAGATGGCAGGCGTATAGTTATACATGAATATCCTGGACAAGGAGATGACACGGAAGATTTAGGAAAAAATACCAGACAATTTACAATTCAAGCTATAATTCAAGGTTTTTTTTATGAGGATAATAAAAAGAAGCTTGAAAAGGCATTAAATAAGCAGGGACGAGGCATATTAATTCATCCATTTTTAGGTAGCATTAACTGCGTTTGCTTGGGATTTACGATAGTAGAGCAAATGGAAAGCCTTGGAAAGGCAACATATACTATTAATTTTAAGGAAGTATTGGATAAAACTTATCCGCTGCCAGGCAAAGACGTTAGGTCACTAATAGCAAATTTATACAAAAACATATATGACTTTATGAAAAATCATTTAAATGGAGAATATATAGCAAAATTCTTAAAGAATATTGAGGCTGCTGCAAGAAAATTAAGAGAGCTGGAAAGATTTTTGCAAGAAGCTGGTGGTGCGCTTAGCGGCGGTGCTGTTGGTGGAGATACTAGCGGCAAAAGTGATTATGAGAATTTTGCTAGAAAATTTAGAAGTAATACCACTAAAATAGCATCAGCAGGTGGCGATATTGGCGGAAACGTTACTACGCTAGTAAGTAATTTTGATTTAATATCAATAGATGATAGCCAAGCAAGATTTGATTCAAATAATAATTTCTTTGGAGTTGGTGCAACTGATGTATATCTTAATTTTGATACCGTACAAAACAATCAAAACGTAAATAACCAGAAAGTAATTAATGGTTCCGTTAATAGTTTGGCATTAACTAATATGTATGACGCGGCAAGGAGCATAGAATATACAGACCAAGACCAGCTAAATGATATGGTTGCAACATTAAATAATAATTATGATGCTTTGATTGACAATAACAAGGTTATTTTAACTGAAGATTTGTTAGACCAATTAGACGAAGTTAGAGTTCAGGCTAATAAGTTTTTTAATCAAATTCGTCTAACATTGCCTAGAGTTATCGAAATTGAAACCAATCCAATTCCGCTTGCTGTTTTAGTTTATCAATATTATGGAAATACAGACAACTACGACATTATTTTAGATTTAAACAATATATATAATCCATCCCGCGTAAGCGGTAAGATTAAAATGCTTTCGGAATAAAACAAATGGAACTTGTTACAGACATACAAATAGAGGTTAACGGAGTTAGATATACTGGCTGGGAGAGCGTGTCGGTTACAAAAACAATAGAAACATTATGCGGTAGTTTTAATTTTGACGGAAGTTTTACTAAAGGCAAAGATTTTCCGATAAAAGTTAATAATGAATGCAAAATTTACGTCAATGATACTGTTGTTATTAATGGATTTGTTGAAAAAGCAAAAGTATCAATTGACGCATCTACACATAGATTATCAATATCTGGAAGAGATAGAACTTGTGACTTGGTCGATAACACATTATCACCAGCGGTTCCTATGCCAAAATTACCAGCCACAGTTAAGCAGATCGTTGAGAAAATATTACAGTTTTATGGCATGACAAATATTAAAGTAATCGACCCATATAATTTAAGTCCTATAAAAGAAGTAATTGCCGTTGAGCTTGGGCAGGGCGCAGAGGATTTAATCCAACAATATGCATCAAAACGTAATGTTTTAATAACGACAAATAACGATGGCAATATTATCTTTCAGCGTGCCGGTACTGATATTTATAAAACAGTTTTGACAAGAAATAAAAAAGATTATCAGTTAATAAAAGGTTCTGATATGACTTTTGATAATACCAAGCGTTTTCATTCATACCGGGTTACAGACCAGGCAAATCCAATGAGTGATTATTATGTTGGAAATCAATCGACATCAAAGCAAAATTCCGATGTTTCGGCAAGTAAAATTGATGATGAAATACGAAAGACAAGAATTTATTATCTATCGAGCGATGATACCAGTGAGGCGGATGATGTTAAAAAACGCGTAGAATGGGAAGGTAATTTTAGGCGCGCGCAATCTGAAGTTTATGAATGCGACGTTGTTGGATTTAAGCCATTACTTGACGATGGGATTTGGTTACCAAATAAAAAAGTAAGAATAGATGACGTTGAAAGTAATTTGTCTCCAATAACATTACTGATTAGTTCTGTAATGTTTAAAAAAGACAATAATGGTGGTTCTATTACTCATTTAAAATGCGTTCCGCAGGATAGTTTTACTTTGCAACCTAATAAGCCTAAAAAGCAAAAATCTGATGAACTGGGTTTTGGAAAATATTATGTTAAAAACTTAAATAGTGGAGTTAACTAATAATGCTTAATTTAGGACAAATGCTTAAAAATTTACGCTATAAAGTCAAAAGCCTTATTTTGCGTGGATATATTGATAGCGCAACAACTGATGATAATCATTATCCTGTCATGAGCATATCATATCTTGGCAAGCCAAACGTTATAATTGAAAAGGTTAATCCTTATGGACTATATACTAACCCGCCAATTGATTTACAGGTTTTAAAGTTTTCCGTATTTGGTCACGAGGGAAATCTTGCGGGCATAGCGTACTCGCAAAATACAAGATTTAAAAACCTTAAAGAAAGTGAGGTTTTAATAGGAAATGAAAAAACACAGGCTTATATAAAACTAACGGAAAATGGAAATATTGAGATAAAAACTACCGCCATTGTTAAACTATTAGCCAGTACGATAGAAACTGATGATGATATTAGCTTGAATGTTAATGGAAATGTTAATGTTAATTCTGGTAGTGGAACTGTTAGCATTACTGCATCAAAGATTGATTTAGGGGCTGGTGGTAAAAAGATTGCCAGAGAAGGTGATATTTTAAATGGAAGCGGTGAAATAATTGCCACTGGTGTTAATACATCAATTTAGGATAGTATTTTGCTAATATGTTTATAGTGCTATACTAAAAAAATGGCTCAAACTATAACAGATTTAAAGATAGGATTAACTGGTGAAGGATATTATGATTTACCAATATCAGGTGGTGATTTTGAAAGCACGTCAGGATTTGAAAGTGCTATATTAATGTCACTATTAACTGATGCCAGAGCAGATGGAAGCGAAATATCACCGCCACAAAAAAGGCGTGGATGGATTGGAAATGAAATGGGTGATGTTGAAGGATTAAATACAGGCTCTAAACTATGGTTGCTATCACAAGCCAGATTAACACAGGACACCGTTAACAAGGCTGTTGATTTTGCAAGGACAGCATTGCAATGGTTTATTGATGATGATTATAGCGATAGAATAAATGTAAACGGAGAGATAAAGAATAATAGTATAATTCTAACGATTATTTTTTACGATAAAAACGATATAATCGCAAAATTAGGTTATGACATTTGGAGGCAGACGATAATAAATGGCTAATATAAGCTTTCCAGAAACTCGCAGAGAAGTAGCGCAGCGCATATATACTGATATACAAAGCGTATTGCCTACTCTTGACCCATCTATTAGAGAGCAGATTATACGCGCTATTGCTAATGGTGACGCTGGTAGATTATTTGATATTTACGTTCAGCAAAAAGAAATAATTAAACAGATATTTCCAACAACAGCTACTGAATTTGATTTTATTAATCCTTATGGGGTATTCAAGAAAATAACAGTAAATCCAGAAACTAAAGCAATTGGTTTTATTACTACAAATGGAACGCCAACAACATTAATTACAGAAGGAGCTAATTATAGTATTAATAGTGGCGCATTATTTGAAGTTATCGAACAAGACTATGCGGTAGCTACAAATATCGTGCGTATTAGTGAGATGTTGCGTTCAGGAAGTACAGTTACTTTTAAAACTGAAATACCGCATAATTTAGCCACAAATATAAGTGTAACAATATCTGGTGTTGACCAAACAGACTATAACGGTACTTTCATTGTTACTGTAATAAGCGATGATGAGGCGCAATATACGATTGCGACTACTCCAGCGCAGCCAACAGGTAGCAATAAATTAATAACGTATGATACTGCAAGCATTAAGATTAGCGCGGTAGCGGCTGGTGCTGATGGTAATTTAGCGGCTGGCGCAAAGATGACGCTAGTTAATCCTATTGCTGGAGTAAATAATGAAGCTTATGTTCAATTTACTGAAATAGGCGGCGGCGCGCCTGTAGAAACCTTTAGTGATTATCAGGCTAGAGTAATTTATAGGTATCAAAATCCAGTATCATTTTTCAGCATTCCATTTTTAATTAATGAAATAAAGAAAATAACAGGTAATACGCGCGCGTGGGGGTTTCCTATAACTCCTGAAATTGGTGATGTTACTATGTATTTTACACGAGATAATGACGAGCTAGACAATATACCTAATCCGCAAGAAGTGGCTACAACAAAAGATGCTTTACTTGTATTTTTGCCAGCTAATGTTGACGATCCGTGGCTACATGTTGAAGCACCTACGCCTAATCCAGTTAGCTTTGATTTTGGTATTGTGTTGCCAGACTCAAGCGCAATGAGAACGGCAATAAGAAATTCATTAAAAGTATTTTTTAGGCAGGATGTTGATGTTGGTGTTAATATACTTGAGGATGCTTATAGGTCGGCGATAAAAGATACAGCAAACCCTGAAACTGGTGAGGCTGTTAAGCAATTTAGCCTTGTTGCCCCAATTGGCGATATAGCGATAGGAGCTGGAGAAATTGGAACATTAGGAACGATAACTTTTTAATATTATGACTACTTACAACCAATTATTAGACCAAACAGAACCACAAAAATTGTTCCTTGTTAATACAATACGAGAAATAACGCAATCTTTGGCTGATTATTTACCGGGTGGTAAACTATTTGAAGCTAAAAATATTGAAGGTTCTAACATTAGAAAGCTATTGCAAGGATTAGCCTATGAAATAATGCGTGTTGAACAAAATCATAAAATTATCGCTGATAATATGATACCTATTTTTGCCGATGAATTTATAGAAGATTGGGAAAGATTTTTAGGTATTCCTGATGAGTGCTTTAAAGTAGACGAAACAACAACGCTTATAGATAGGCGTAAATTCATAATCGCAAAACTAGCGTTAATGGAAGTTAATACAGCTAAAGATTGGATTGATTTAGCTGAATTTTTTGGCTATACAATAAGAATAGAACATGAGACTGATTTTGCTACTATTCCATTACCTGTTCCATTT